TTCGGCAGTTAATACAACTCCGAAACTTGCAGAGTGTAGTCAGATTACATTTTTATCTGCACTGATGAACGCAGCACAGCTTGGATTAGAACCAAACACCCCACTTGGACAGGCCTATTTGATTCCGTTTAAGAATAAAGGAAGATTAGAATGTCAGTTCCAGATTGGGTACCGCGGAATGATTGATATGGTATACAGAAATGAGGATATCCAGACGGTACAGGCTCATTGTGTTTATGGGAATGATGAGTTTGAATATGAACTTGGATTAAATCCGAAGCTTGTACATAAACCAGCTACGAGAGATAGAGGGGAGCTTCTCCTTGTATACGCCTTCTGGAAGTCTAAAAACGGTGGTTTTGGCTTCGAAGTGATGAGCAAAGAAGATATCGATCAGCACGCAAGAAAGTATAGTCAGTCTTTTTCTGGCGGCTATTCTCCTTGGAAGAAAAATTATGAGGAAATGGCAAAGAAGACAGTAATTAAGAAAGTTCTTAAATATGCTCCAGTGAAAGCCGACTTTGCCAGAGCGATTACTTCGGATGAAAGCATCAAATCAGAGTTATCTGTCGATATGTCGGAGGTTGTAAACGAGCAGGAAGTAGAGATGGTAGATGCAGAGTATAGCGAAGTGCTTTCTGATGAAACATCAGAAAACGAAAGTGTGAGCAATGAGTAGTGTCAGTTTTACAGTGCCCGGCCCTCCGAAAGGAAAGGCCAGGGCCCGGACTGTCCGAACAAAGGATGGTCGTACATTTTCTTATACTCCAGATGGAACGGTACTTTATGAGAATCTGATAAAGACAAACTATACCGAAGTTGCAGAATATGAAGATTTTAAGGGATATTTTGATAAAGAGCCTTTGACAATGGCTGTAACGGCGGTGTATGAGATTCCCAAAAGTACAAGTAAGAAGAAAGTAAAACTGATGCAGGAAGGGTTAGAAAGACCATGCAAGAAGCCTGACATAGATAATATTGCAAAGGTTGTATGTGACGCATTAAATAAAGTAGCTTACGGAGATGATACACAGATTTGTGACATGATTTTAAGAAAAAGGTATACAAGAGAAGGAGAAAATCCACACGTTATTGTAACTGTAAGCAATATAGAATAAGGAGTGAACATGGCAAGACCAATAAAAAAAGGACTTAGCTATTTCCCCAAAGATGTTGATTATTACGAAGATTTCAAAATCATGGACCTAATGAACGAATATGGTCCATTAGGTCAGACTATTTACGACGTAGTCATTTCGATGATTTATCGCGAAGGTTACTTTCTTGAATTTAAAAATTTCGAACAGCTTAAGAAGAATCTGCCGGTTAAAATCATCAAGACAATCGGAAATAGATGGATTAATAAAAAAGACTTTGTGTTACAAGTTATTCTCTCTTGTGCGGATATAGGTCTATTCGATTATGACCTCCTGATGCAAGGAGTTGTAACCTCTGTTGGAGTTCAGCGACGCTATGATACAGTGACTGTTAGGAACAAAGTCAATAAAGATAAATACCGGTTGATTGATGAAAACGGTCAACCCTTATTAAATGAACCCATAAAAGGAGTTTCTGCAACAGAAACAAACGTTAATATAACAGAAAACAGAGATAGTGCAACAGATATGCAACAAAAGAAAATAAAAGAAAACAAAAGTAAAGAAAACAAAACAGTGTATTTCGATTCAGAAAAAGTGAATGATGCATTTGCTGCATATCTCGCCATGAGAGAAAGGTCTGCTCCAGTACCGGGAAGCAAGATTGTTAATCTCATTGAGCAGCTTAATACTTTTAAAGATAAAGGCTGTAGTGATGATGATCTTATAGAGATTGTTAAAGAAGCAACATCAAAAGGCTGGATGAATTTTTATAAGTCGGACAAGAAGAAGCCGGAGCAGAGCAAAGCAAACTTTACTGAACGAAATTATAGCAAAGATGATATGGAATCACTTGAACGTAAATTATTAATGAGGAGATAGAAATGGATATAAACAAAATGACAAGGGAACAGATTGAATACCGAATCAGACAGTTAGATGGCAGGGAAATGTTTCTGATTAGTGCTGATTATATGAATGACGATGATAGAGAAAACGTAAGGGCGATTAAGGCTGAAAGAGAAATGTTACAGAAGAGATTGGAAGAGTTAAATGGATGTAAGAGTTAATGAACCTGCAAATTATTGGCATTTAATCAATTTGCCGGGAAATAACCAATATGAAATCAGCATAGATGGAAAAGTAAGAAAAACATTCAAGAACGGTAAGAAAAAACTGTTAAAACCTTTTAGGAGAAAGAATAAAAGAAATTTATATGTGAAAATCACTATTGATGGTAAATCAAAGGACTACACAGTTTTCAAATTATTGGTTAATACATTTGTCAATGAAATTCCAAAAGGAAAAGTACCATACCATAAGGACTTGAGTATTTGGAACAATCATAGAGACAACATAGGATTCATAACAAGAGAGGAATTAGGGAAACTTACTTCGAGAATGTCAGGCAAAAGAAAACCAGTAATAAAGATAGATGAAGCAGGAAGGATTGTA